TGTATTCATATCTTAATTTCCTTTATCTACTAATGGTATTGAATATGGAACACCCATTTCAGCATAATTAGCTAAATCCCATTTATGATAGAAATATCTGTTTATTTGTAATCGTTGTTCTTCGGTTAATAATTCATCAAATATAACAACCTCCCATATCTCACCATCTAAGTTATTATAAACCTCACAAGGTTCAGTATTATCGGGGTTCGTATTCACAACTCTTGTATTACTTGAATTATATGAACCAGTATATCCTGTAAAGTTATATTCAAGATTTGCAGACACACCACTTGTATTACCACTTAAAGTATCATACCATATAGCAGTATCTGTTCCATTAAACGCTTGATGTATAAACTCAACTTGATTATATGCTCCAACCTCACTACCTGGAAGTCCATAACTTTGTTGATATAAAGTAAGATAATTACTTGTTGAAACTGTTGCAAATATTTGAATGCCTGGAGTATTATCACTTCTTCTACGACCAGGCCCAAATCTTTCAGTTCCATTTCTACGACCAACAAGGGGTAATACAGATGTGCCGATTTGAGTTTCTATTCTATGGATCATAAAAATTTCTTTTGTATAACCCGTCCAATTTGCATTTGATATATAAGATATTCTATTTATGTCTGATTTACCCACATTTCTTGTGGATGCGGTATAATAACCTGATGGTTCATATACCCATTGTTGAGCAGCAACTGAATTGGTAAATCCAGTCATATAATTATTTGCTGCCTTATTTTCAATTGTTGTGATATAATCTGTTCCACTATCATCTCTGGTTTGTATTAAACTACTATCACTTAAATCTAACCATACCTCATTTGATGAAAATAATGATGGTGTAAATTCAATTACCTCAAATGATGTTGATGAACCAGTTCCTTCTGTACCAGTAACAAATAATTCAACATTTGAACTACCCGTTGAGGTGAAATAACCCTCTGTAAGAGGATTTCCAGTATAACTTGATATGGTATTACCACTTGTATCAGTAAAGCCTGTTAGAGACCAAATATAAGTTGGTGAGCTAATATTAGTTGAACCAGTTAAGATTACATTTTCATATTGTGTAGAACCAGTTGGTGCAATACTAACAGATGCAATAAATGTAGGTGATGAACTTGGTGTAGGTGTTGGAGTTAATGTTGGAGTGATACTTGGTGTTGGAGTGATAGATGAAGTAGGGGTCACCGTAACGGTAGCTGTTGGTGTTGGAGTAACCCCCGTGATAAACTCATAAGTAAAATCACAATCAAGTGATACTGCCTTCTTAATACCGGCTCGCCAAGGGTAATAAATCAATAAATTTCTACCTGAATTGTTATAGGCTAAATCCCCATAGGGTTTTGGTTTAAAATCATCATCAATATAAGGCATAGAATATTTTAATTTGGCTTAAAAATGGGGGGTTATTACACCCCCCACTATTATTATAAGAGATTTTTACTCTCTATCAACAGTTATATTTGAACCACTTAAAAATGCGGACAATGTTGTTGCCACATCCATTTCAGGTATTGAGCGAACCTCATCACCTGTTAATGTAAGTGTATATAGTTGTGAATCCCCTGGTACTGAACCTGATGCGACAGTCGCAGCAGATGCATATAAACCACTTGGGGAACACAAGAACCAATTACCAGATTTCAACTTCACTACAAAGATTGAACCTGTTGATTTTACCAATTCTTGATAAAGTAATGTATATTCTTGATTCCAACCAGGTATTGTAAAAGTTAATGTTGGAACGAATGTGAAAGATAAACTTTCAGTGTTCACGTTAACTTCTTCACTCATAGCAGCAGTACTATTTCTTACCAAATCAATTTTCTTAAACTCACCAGAAGTTGAACCAGTAAACGAAGTTACTTTTTCACTTGATGTGTCATAAGTTATGCCAGCAAGAGAAATAGATGTGCCAGTAGTGGTTAATACCCATAAGGAATCAATACCAGGAATGTTGTTAATACAATCATTCAAGGTAAGTCCTGAAGTAATTACACAATTTGCCATTTTCTATTTGTTTTAATTTTAATTTATCTTGCTTACACAATTCTTACTACTAATTCGGGGAAGAATACAGTTCCACCAACTCTCCATTGCATAGAAATTCTATACTGCTTGTTGTCTTGTGAATACCAAGCTTCAGCGTTTGCCGAATCCTCTAACAAGTCAGTACCTAAAGCCAAGTTTTGACCATAAGTTAATAATGCTCTACCTGTTCCGATTTCAGTTGATACAGCCATTACATTTGTTGCAGGAATTGTAATTGCTCCTGGCATTTGTGTTTGACCTTCTACTGTATAAGCGAAGAAGTTAGCATTTCTTAAAGCTAAAATTAATGATTGATAATCACCTCTGTTTAAGAATAATACCGTAGGGGTAAATCTTAATGCGTCAGGTAAGTTCTGAATGTAAGTATCAGCAACTTCCAATGCATTTGCTGGTGTCATCGCTGAATAAGTTACATTCACAGTTGAACCAGTAACTCCCGATGCATCAATCTGAGCCAAAATACCATTAGTACAATCACCAGATGCTGTTTGAGAACCCCAAAATTGTCTTTCTGTATATACAGCAGCTTTTGCAACCATATCTTCAATAAATCTTTCTTCAGCTCCTGATGTTTGGTTATAAGAACCAGGTTGAAGACGAAGACCCATAATTGTTGAAGCCAATTTTTCAGGACAATATCCCTTGTTGATGTGATAATCACAAACTCTTAATTCTTTCTCAGCCATAGTAATATCACCAAAAGTAGTATTACAATGTCCAGTACCTGCAATAGAGTCAATTGCACCTGTGTCAAATGTTGGTACATATTCGGCATTTTTGATGTTAGGGAAAATACTAACAACCTCAGCCAAGTTTGAACCAATTACAATCTTTGACAATAATTCTGTGGTATTTGCATTTACATAATCAGACATACCTGAAATGTCAAAAGCAAATTTTTCTTTAGTTAACCTTGCCATTTTATTTAATTATTTATTTTTCATTTTATTAATGAGTTCCAACCTCATCTCAGCAAATGTTTGCTTTAACTTGGTTTCTTCTTTTAATGGTTTATACTCAGCTGATTGTTTGAACTCGTTATAATCAGCTTCCAATGTGGAAAATCTATTTTCCATTTCTTTTGAATGACTTTCAAAAGCCATCAATAGATCGTGAATTGCAGTTTTTAATTCATCGATTTTTAATATGTCTTCAGATGCTTCAACTTCTTCTTCAGCTTCTCCTTCAACAACAACTTCTTCCTCACCTTCTTCACGGACTTCAACCAATACTGATTCTTCATCAAGTACAATTTCTCTTCCGTCTTCTAATGTATGGGAACCAGCTGGTGCCAATTCAAAACCTTCTTCAGTTTCAACATAAATTGTATCACCGATTGTTAATTCTGATTCTACCTGATTGGTGATGAATACCTCACCACCCTCAAGGGCGATTCTTTCAAACTTAACATCAGTTGTTTCTAATTCTTCACTGAACTCATATCCAACCAATTTTGCAATTTTTCCTAATACTTCTCTGTATTGCATTTTATATTTGTTATAATTGTGTTTATGATATGCCTTATCTTATCAAATAAATATATTGATAAAATAAGTGAATATCTTTATTTATTTTTGCCGAACTCTTCTTCCAAGATTTTATATATTTCTTTTACATAAAACTCAGCCTGATTTTCATTCAACTCTTTTAATCCAATGGGTCTTGATAAAAATGCTCCTTCCAATGAAATACCAAATGTCTTTCCATTTAATACATATTCTTCAAATTGTTTTTTATCATCCCATTTTAATGTAACCATCCAAGTCCCCTTATTGACCTTAAAGCCCATCTTATTTGCTTTATCATTTTCGGGGTCATCAACAAGCCAACTTTCAACAACATATCCTCCTTCCAACTTTAAACCAGAATGCTCATAGTTGAATGACTTATGTCTGTCTTGCTTGAAAAACTTTTGGGACATATTTCTAACACTCTCCTCTGAAAAGAATACATAATATATCTGACCTAATTCATCTCGTCTTGCAATATAATGATTGGGCTGCATAACAACCGTTGTAATTTCGTATTTAAGGTCATCTCTAAAGGTCATCTGACCCAATAGTCCAATCCTTGATAAAAAGTCCGTTAAATCAAATTTAACACCCTCTTCGGTGAAGTTTCTTATTGCTTCCTCTGCAACATTCTTTCTTTCTTCCATATCTTCAACCTGAAGGATTAAATCAATAACCCCCTCAATCATTTCCCTATCATCATTATCATAATCTTCTGATGCATTTATCGGAATGCAATTGGGGACTTCCCTACCATCTTTAATCTTTGTTCCATAAGCAATATATCCTTCTTGACAAGGATTATCATATATAAACTCATCTTCACTTAAGGGTAATACATTATCAGGATAATTTCTTCTTTGGGGGTAATATCTTTCATAACACTTCATTCTTGCTTCTTCCTCACCATAACCCTTATCGATTAATATTTGAACACAAGAAAACTCTTCCTTCATTTCATTTCTAATCTGTTCCAACTTTCTTGAAGCCCATTCAATACCTTCATCACCACCCCAAGCATCCCACATAAGACCACCACAACCTTCATCATAAGGGACATCCTTATGTTGTTGATGTCTTTTAAATGATGCCATTCTTGCAATGGTTTCCTCACTTATCATCTCACCATTACATAATTGTGATGCTCTTCGTTTACCAGTTGCTTCACCACAATCACCCCATCCATTTTCTTCTGCCCATCTAACAGCTCTGCAAGCATTATCTTTTGCAGCTTCGGGGTAATCGTTATAACTATCCATCATCTCCCTTTTAACACTATTTAAAACCTTTACATCACCTTCAAAATAGTCATCTGATGGCACAACACCAATATATCCTTTAAGTCCTTCCAATTCAATTTCTGATATTGCCATACATTCAGGTTCACCCTCAAATAATGCTTCAATGGTATTATAAACCACCAGTCCTTGAATTAATCCAATGGCACCAGAATAATCTTCAGAGAATGAACTATTCTTAATCGGGCCATAATACTTCCATTCACTTATTCCACCTCTACCATCTTGATTAACCACCTGTGGTCTTGAACCACCCTCACCAATTCTTGAACCCAATGCTTGCCTTGACCTTATTGGTATTTTTGATACAAACTCATCAGGGTCAGCACCTTCAGGAATACTCCAAATAACCTTTCTGAATATATGACGACAATATTTGCCAGTTTTATATGTTAATAAATCAACAGGTAATCCCCTTCTTCTAAAGACCAATCTTGCATCAGGGTCTTCTGCTGTTAATTGTTGTGATAATAACTCCAAATCTTTAACCGTATAAACCAAGTCCCTTCTTATAAATTGACGACATAATGTTCTTGATTCTGGTACAAGGCTAGG